CGTCCTCTTCGGAGGACGGGGTTTTTATTTTAACAACACTATTTATTAAACAAGCATTAAACAGGAGTTTATCATGGGCAAAAAAAGAAAAATAATTTCACACCCACAATTTTGGAAAAAGCACGCTAATCACCCAGCAGTCAAAGCAAGGCAGATTGAAGAGCCGGTTAAAGAAGCTGCTGCTCCACAACCAAAACCTGAACCAAAAAAGGTTGAGGTAAAGCCTGCTCCAAAGCCTGCTCCAAAACCAGTTGTTAAGGCGGCAGCAAAGGCTGAGCCAAAACCAGTTGTGAAGAAAGAAACTGTCAAGCCCAAAGCAGCTAAAAAAGTTGTTAAGAAAGTTGTTAAAAAAACAAAGTAATTAAAACAATAAATTAACAATTGCCCTCCGATGTTTTCATCGGAGGGTTTCTTTTTTCAAAAACTATTTAGATAGTAGGAGAATATATGAATGTCTGTACCAGTTTTAACACCGTCAAGTAATTCAAGCAAAGTAATTTTGCCAATTACAGGAACCCCAGATAATGTAAATGCTTTAAGTAATCCACTACCATTTGGTTTTTACATGCAAGGACCGGATCACCAAGCTTTTGCTTCAGGCGCATCAGATCAGGTTGGTTTTGTTTATAAAAAATTGGGTGGAGATGTCTTAGACATTGAATTAACTCAGTTTAATGTTTACGCAGCTTATGAAGAGGCTGTTTTAGAATATTCATACTTGGTCAATATCCATCAAGCAAAAAACTCATTAAACAACCTACTTGGCGCTACAACGGCTTCTTTTGATGAAGACGGGCAGATTGTCGAGGGTGATCCTTTAAGTGGCTCCAACAGCGAAATGGCGCTTCCTAGATATACGTTTGATTATACAAGAAGAGTTGCTGAGGGTATTGCTACAGAAGCAGGCGCTGGAGGTGGGCTGACTTACTACACAGCTTCATTCATTCCAACAGCCTCTCAGCAAGATTATGACTTACAGGAGATTGTAAGCTCCTCTGTAGAAAATGGTGAATTAACTTTAGACAGTGGTGATGCAGTTGGCAATAATAAAATTACTATTCGCAACATGTATTACAAAACTCCAAGATCGATGTGGAGATTCTTTGCATATTACGGTGGTTTAAACGTTATTGGTAATGGCTCAACCTACGGACAGTATGCTGATGATTCAACTTTTGAAGTGATTCCAACTTGGCAAAACAAACTTCAAGCTATCATGTATGAAGATTCAATTTATACAAGAACTTCACACTATTCATATGAGATTATTAACAATAAATTAAGATTGTTCCCAACACCCGGTGAGCCTGGATTCTCACCAGAACGTTTTTACTTTAGGTTTACTGTAAAGAAAGACGCCACAGAGGAATATCCAGACCGTCAAAATGGTAGTCGCGGTGTTAATAACATGAACAACCTACCATTCCA